GTTGACGGTCATGTCATCGGCTGCGTGAATTACGTCCTAAAGCTTGCTGCTAGCGATTACTTGGAATTGATCTGGTCAACAACCAACGTTGCGGCCAGCATTCAATCCTTGCCATCGTCGCCATCGGAACCAGCGCATCCTTCCATCCCTGGCATTATCCTTACAGCAGTGCAGGTTGCCTGATGGCATTAGCTAGCCCGCTACGCAAGGTTGCCAGCAAACTGATGGCAAAGTTTGGCGGTGAGGCGACGATCCGTACAGTCACGCCAGGCGTCTACAACCCAACGACAGGCACCATCAGCCAAGTCGAAACCGACACCGTAGTGCGTGGCGTACTGGAAGATGTCAATGCACGTGAGGTCAACGAGCTAGTGCAAGCTGGCGACAAGCGGCTTGCTATTGCTGCTGCTGATGTCGCTACCGCTCCAACCACTACTGACCGCGTGGTTATTGGCGGCGTGCTGCATCAAGTGATCCGCGTTATTACGATTGAACAGGACAACACGGCAATCACTTACGAGCTGATCCTGAGGGCATAGCCATGGCACGCCGCATCAACCTAGCTGATATCGGCAACTACTCCACTGAGAAGTACGAACAGCTACTGCGTGTAACGGTGCTGGAGACTGATAGCAGGTTGAAGCAAGCCAGCCCGGTTGACACTGGCCGATTCCGGCTGAGTTGGGCAATCAGCGAGCAAGGCACACCTGGCTACGACGCTGGACCGCAAGCCAGCCCTAGCGGCATTACGCCACCACGCCGACTTGACTACCAAGTGGAACGGGCAGGCAATGTTTATCACATCCACAACAACCTGCCATACGCGGAGCCATTGGCGAATGGGCATAGCATCCAGGCTCCTGCAGGCTGGACTGATGTGATCGCCCGCGAGATGACCAACTGGGCGCAGCAGCAAGCTAGCCGTATTGCGAGGCAAGACTAATGGCAGCCGTCAACCTGAACACCATACGCGCAACCATTGAGTCACGGCTGGCGGCTGAGCTAACGCAAGCGCCAGTTCTGCCGGTGGTATTTCATAATCAGCCCTACATGCCAACGCCCGGTAGCTCGTGGGTGCAATGCCTAGTGAGTTTTGGCAACAACAACTTTCTCACGATGGGTGGCAGCACGGGCAGCAGCAATAGCGTGATTGGCGTGATCGTGGTCAATATCTTTACTGCAGTAGGCGTAGGATCTGGCGCTAACTACACGATCGGCAAACGCATTCGTGACCTTTACAATAGGGTCATAGTGAGCGGTGTTCATTTTGACCCGCCAACTGGCCCAGAGGTGGTGGCTGCGCCAGCTCCTGAGGGTTACTTCCAAACTCAGGTCAGAATGACCTTTGAAACCTTCGAGGATCTCTAGCCATGGCTTTTTACCGAGGGCAGCAAGGCAGCGTCAAGTTTGACGATGCTGGCACTACTGCAGCAACCATCACTAGCACCCGCTCGTGGTCGCTGACTGTCGAGAAAGAATCGCTCGACACCACGGCGCTAGGCGCTACATATCGCGCCAACGTGGGCGGCTTAATCAGCGGCAGCGGCACTTGCGAGATCCTTTACACCGCAAGCAGCGCCGATGAGACTAACGTCTTCATCGAGCACATCAACACTGCTAACGATGCTGGTGAGGCTCTGTTTGAGCTGTACCTTGATACCAGCGGCACCAAGAAGATTAGCTTTGACGGCGTGATCACTTCGGCTGAGTATTCTGCCACCGTAGGCGAGATCGAAGTCATTACTTTGAACTTCGTGACCAACGGAACCATTTCGCTGGACATCTGATCATGGCTTTCTATCGCGGGCAACAAGGCACGGTCTTCTTTGATAAGGCTGGCAGTGGTGGTCTTTCCGAGATCGCAGCAGTGCGGTCTTGGAGTATGACTGTTGAAAAGGAGTCGTACGACGCAACCTCTCATGGCGCTACCTATCGCGCCAACGTGGGCGGCTTAATCAGCGGTTCTGGCACCATTGAGGTGATGTACGACGCGCCTGGATCTGGCGACAAGCTGGATCTGATCAAGGACGCTAACCAAGCCACTGATGAAGCCGATGCAGCCGTTGAGCTGTATCTGGATGAGACCGGCGGCAAGAAGATCACGGGCACCATTGTGGTGACGAGCACTGAATACGGTGCTACGGTTGGCGAGATCGAGATTGTGACGATTAACTTCGTCTCAAGCGGTACTCTCACACTTAGCATCTGATGCCTGCCAACACACAGCGCCCGGTTGATCTACTCACGGGTGCTTTTGATCTGAACCAGCGCCGTAAATTCAGCGTCACCAATGACGCTGGCGATGCGGTGCTGGATCTGTATTTCAAGCCCATTACCCGTGCTGATCGCAAGAAGGCAACTACGCTTGCCGGTTCTGATGAGGCGCTAGAGATCAGCACGCAGATGCTGTGCCAGATGGCAGAGCTTGAAAATGGCACCAAGGCATTCGCCGCTGCTGATGCTGCCAAGCTGCAACGAGAGCTGCCTGAGCGTGTACTGAACGAACTAGAGCTATTCCTGTTTGGCCTTGGCGGTGAAGCCAACATTGAAGAAGCAAAAAACGACTAGAGGAAGACTCCTGGCTATTCTTTGAGTTCTTCCTGGCAACTGAACTTGGCATGACAGTTAGCCGGTTGCGCACTGAGCTGACTGATGCTGAGTTCATACATTTTGCAGCCTACTATGAGGTCAAGGGCAAGCGCGAAAAGATAGAGATAGACAAGGCGCGGCACCGGTAGACTGATCACATAGGGAGGTGCCGCTGTGGCTGTTGCTGTTGTTGACGTACAGGTAAACAGCCAAGGTGCTGTACGCAATCTTCAGCAAGTCAACGCAGCGTCAAAGGCGGCTACAGCTGGCATCGGCACTCTGCGCAATGCAGTCGCCGGGCTAGCGGCAGGATTTGGCACGATTCAAGCAGCCAAGTTCGTATTCGCCAAAACTGCAGAGCTTGAATCTCAAACCAGAAGCATTCAAACGCTGACCGGCAGCGTTCAGCAAGCAAAGCAAATCATCCAAGAGCTGCAGCAACTTGGAGCAGCAACGCCATTCACAGGCACCGAGCTAATCGAAAGCGCTAAGCGCTTGACGGCTTTTGGTGTTAGCGCCAAAGACGTGGCAGAAACCACCCGTCGGCTTGGCGATGTTGCCGGAGCAACTGGCGCCAACCTAGGCGAGCTGACCCTTGCCTACGGTCAAGTCATCGCTAAGGGCAGACTGCAAGGCGAGGAGCTGCTGCAGTTCCAAGAGCGTGGTGTTGCGCTGCAGGATGAGCTGCGCAAGATGTATGGGCTCACCGGTGAGGAATTTAGCAAGGCGTTGAGTAAAGGACAGATCAGCGCAGAAGCCGTTGAAGTTGCGCTGCAACGGCTAACAGATACAGGTGGCAAATATGCTAACGGCGCTATCGCTCAAAGCGACACGCTAAATGGGCGATTTAGCACGCTGCAAGATGGCATTGAGTCATTGGCGCGAACCGTTGGATCCGCGCTAACTCCAGCAATTAAGGCAGTGCTGAATGAAGCTATATTTGCGCTTAATACAATCAATCAGCTAATCGCAACTGGCGCTAGGGCTAAATCATTCGGCATGGGGCAAGCGCAGCGTCAGCAAGTGCTGCGTCAAGCGCAAAGCGAAGCAGAGCGAATTGTCAACATGCGCCGAATCAAAGATCCATTCGAGCGCAATCGACAATTTCAGCAGCTTGCTGCGCAACGCGAACGTGATCTAATCGAATCGTTTGGCATCAGCACTGGACAAGTCAAGCCGCAAGTCACTGCACCCCAAGGATCACGTGGGGTGCCGGAATTGCTTGGGGGGGACAGCGGCAGCCGCAAGGGCAAATCCGACGCTGAAAAAGCAGCCGACAAAGCAAAGCGCGAAGCAGAACGCGCCGCAGAAGCCGCCAAGAAAGAAGCCGAGCGCGTTGCTGAAGTCATCCGGGCACGGATTGCTGAGACTGGTTTGATTCGCGCTAAGTCCGAGCTGCAGGACAAGATTGCGGCAGCAGAAGCAGCGCGAGATCCGATGCTCGTTGCGCGTTTGCAAGGTCAGCAACGTGAGCTTGATCTGCAATATCAATACGCCGAACAGTTGGTCAAGGAAACAAACGAACAGGCTAAAAAGGCAATTATCTTTGAACAGCAAACTGCGCTAGTTGCCAACCAGCGCGAAGTGCAGCGCGATCTAAACGAGCTGCAAGCAAGGGCTGATCAGGACAGATTCAATGCACTGCAAAAGCACATCGAGCAGCAGTACGAGCTAAACACAGCAGCCCAGAATCAGCTCAAGCTTGCAGATGGTATCTCTAATACTCTTGGTCAAGGCATTGGCGGTGCATTTGATGCGCTGATTGCTGGATCCGAGGCATTTGGCGCAAGCCTCAAGCGGATTGCATCTGGCGTACTGATCGACATCGCAAAGCAACTGCTGCAGATCTTTGTGATTGAGCAGGCAATTAATGCATTAAAAGGCGTGCTAACACCATTCAGCGCCGCAACACCACTAGGTGCAGGCGGTGGCATGGTCGGCAAATTTGGCACGCTCGGCCCCAACTTCGGCATCCCACAGCGTGCCCAAGGCGGCAGCGTTATGGCAGGGCAGCCATACCTCGTGGGCGAGCGTGGACCGGAGCTATTCATGCCAGGGCGCAGCGGCGGCATTGCCCGCGCTGGCAGCTTTGGTGGTGGTGCCAATATCGTGGTCAACGTCGATGCAGGAGGCACCAACGTGCAAGGCAACCAGCCCGAAGGACAGGCGCTTGGCCGTGTCATTGCTGCTGCGGTGCAGGCAGAATTGATTAAGCAGAGGCGACCCGGAGGCATCCTCGCGTAATGGCTACATTCCCTGCAATCACGCCTGCCTATGGCGCCAATAAATCATCAGCGCCCAAGGTGCGCAAGACGCAGTTTGGCGATGGCTACGAACAGCGGATCACGTTTGGCCTGAACCAAAACCCAAAGACGTGGGATCTGACTTGGCAAAACATCACAGAAGCCAACAGCGATACCATCGAGACATTCTTGGACGCCCGCGCTGCCGATGGCGCCAGTTTTGACTGGACACCACCGGGCGAATCGTCTGCTAAGTGGGTGTGCGAAACATGGCAGAAGACAATCCCGTACACCGGACGCGCAACGATCACGGCAACATTTCGGCAAGTATTTGAGCCATGACCGTACCCGTCTCAGCCCTACAGGAAGTAGCGCCCAGCGCTGTCATTGAGCTATTTGAGCTGGAGCTAAACACTGCCCAACACGGCACGACTGATATCTACCGCTTTCACGCTGGCACTAGTCTCAACAACAATGGCGAGGTGGTGTGGAATGGCAACAGCTACCAGCGCTTTCCAGTCGAGGCTGATGGCTTTGAATACAGCGGCAACGGTCAACTGCCGCGTCCAAAGATTCGCGTGAGCAACATCCTCAGCACCATCACGGCACTGCTGCTGACGCTGCCGGATGGACTGGAGGGTGCCAAGTTCACCCGCATCCGCACGCTGGCCCGCTACATCGACGCGGTCAACTTTCCCGGCGGTGTTAGCCCCTACAGCCCAGACCCAACGGCGGAGTTTCCGCGCGAGATCTACTACCTCGACCGCAAAACCATCGAAAACCGCGAGGTGGTGGAGTTCGAGCTTGCGGCAGCGTTTGACCTTGCTGGTGTTAGCGCACCCAAGCGGCAGTGCATCGCCAATATCTGCCAGTGGGTGTACAAGTCCACTGAGTGCGGCTACAGCGGCGGGCTGCCGACATGCCTCAAGACACTGACTGACTGCAAAGCGCACTTTGGCGCTACGGCTGAGCTGCCATTTGGCAGCTACCCGGGCATCGGAGCCTTCAGCGGATGACCTGGCGCACTGATGCTCTTGACCACGCCAAAGCCGAGGATCCGCGCGAGGCATGTGGCCTGCTGGTAGTGATCAAAGGGCGCGAGCACTATGTGCCATGCCGCAATCTGAGCACCGGCAGCGATCAGTTCATCCTCGATCCTGACGACTATGCCGCTGCGGAAGACAAAGGCGAGGTGGTAGCCGTCGTCCACTCTCACCCGATGACGCCACCTGTCCCCAGTCAGCCAGACCTGATGGGCTGCGAAGCAAGCGGCTTGCCGTGGTACATCGTCAACCCCAAGCTTGAGACATGGGGCGAGTGCAAGCCAAGCGGCTTTAAGGCACCGCTTATCGGCAGGCAGTGGACATGGGGCGTCAGCGACTGTTGGACACTGGCGCGAGATTGGTACGCAGAGCACAGCCTGCACCTCCCAGATTGGGAGCGCCCGCTAACGCCAGAGCAGTTTGAGGCGGCACCAATGTTTGACGACTGCTGGCGCGCGGCTGGATTCCGAGAACTGGAAGAAGAGCAAGAGCTGCAAAAAGGCGACTTCCTGCTGATGAACATTTCAGGCAGTGGCTTGAACCATTGCGCTGTCTACATCGGCGACAGCATGGTGCTACATCACCTGCGCGGACGCCTCAGCAGCCGTGACCTATACGGCGGCGGCGGTTGGCTGCAAAAATGCACAGGCCGTAGATTGCGACACCCCAAGTTCGTTACGATAGGTGGAGGTTGAGTCGAGTCATGCTGCGGAAGATCCGGGTATATGGACGACTTGCCAAGTTTCTGGGGCAGCGTGTGTTTGAGGCAGATGTTGCCAGTGCCGCTGAGGCTGTGCGATTTCTGGTGGTGAACTTCCCGCAACTTGAAAAGCACATGGCGGATCAGCACTACCGCGTGAGCGTGGGGAAATATGCGCTGACCATGGACGAGCTGCACGATCCAGCTGGGCAGCAGGAGATCAAGGTAGTGCCGGTGTTGGTGGGTGCTGGTGGCAATGTGGGGCGTATTTTGATTGGGGCTGCATTGATTGCCGGTGCATTTTTCACTGGCGGCGCAACTATCGGATTGCTTGGGCTTGCTGCACCTGTTGCAGTCAGCACAGTTCTGGCTGGTATTGGCGTAAGCCTTGTTCTTGGTGGGGTTGCTGGCCTGCTCACCCCGACGCCAAAAATCAACCAACCCGGCACACCACAAGACAACAACGATCCACGCAAGAGCTACAGCTTCAGCGGCATCCAAAACACCAGCAGGCAAGGCACACCGGTGCCGATTGTTTACGGCGAAACCTTAGTCGGATCTGTCACCATCTCGGCTGGTATTGATACCGTAGAGGTGTACGGCTGATGGCCCGCATTTATGGCGCTGGCGGCGGTGGCGGTAAAGGCGGCGGCGCACAATCGCAACCCGCACCACGCACTCCTGTTACTGAAACCGACAGTCTTAATTCCAAGCAATATGCGCAAGTCCTCGATTTGATCAGCGAGGGCGAGATCGAAGGGCTGAAGAATGGCTACCAATCTATTTTCATTGATAACACGCCGCTGCAAAATGCAGACGGTACATACAACTTCCAGAACGTTTCCATTGCCACGCGCAATGGCACGCAAAATCAGACTTACATCCCTGGCACATCTGACGTAGAGGATGAGAAGTCAGTAGGCGTTGAGGTGCAGTACGCATCGCCAGTGGTGCGCACCATCACAGACACCAGCGTTAATGCTGCACGTATCACCATTACGGTGCCGCAACTGCAAACCTTCACCAACGAAGGCGATGTGCTCGGTTCGCAAGTTGGTTTGCGCATTTACGTGCAGTACAACGGTGGCGGCTACAACTTGGCCGTTACCGGCACCATCAGCGGACGCACTGGTGACGCCTATCAGCGTGACTACCTAATCAACCTTGCCAGCACGTATCCGATCGACATCAAGATCGAACGCGACCGGCCAGATAGCACCGACCCAAAAGTCGTCAACGCCTTCAACTGGACCAGCTACACCGAAATCATCTACGCCAAACTGCGCTATCCCAACAGTGCCCTGGTTTGGACGCGCATTGACGCCGAGCAGTTCAACCGCATCCCATCGCGGTCCTATCTGATCCGTGGCATCAAGGTGCGCATCCCAAGCAATGCCACCGTTGATAGCGTTACCGGCAGGCTGATCTATGCCGGCATCTGGAACGGCACCTTTGGTGCAGCGCAATGGTGCAGCGACCCTGCGTGGATCTTGTGGGACTTGCTCACATCAACGCGCTATGGCTTTGGTGATCACATTGAAGCTGCGCAACTTGATAAGTTCGCCTTCTACGCAGCCAGCCAGTATTGCTCCGAGCTGGTGCCTGATGGCTTCGGCGGACAGGAGCCGCGCTTCTCCTGCAACGTCAACATCCAAACTGCAGAAGATGCGTACAAGCTAATCAACGACATGTGCAGCGTAATGCGCTGTATGCCGTATTGGAGCACTGGCGCACTGACAATCAGTCAAGACAGGCCCGCTGATACTGCCTACCTGTTCACGCTGGCGAATGTAACCGAGGAAGGCTTCAGCTATCAAGGTGGCAGCCGCAAGACGCGTCCCACGGTCTGCGTTGTTAGCTACCTCGATCTGCAGTCGCGTGACATTGCCTACGAAGTCGTAGAAGACGCAGAAGCCATCCAGAAATATGGCGTCGTCAAAACTGAAATCAGCGCCTTTGCTTGCACCAGTCGCGGGCAGGCGTATCGCATCGGCGAGTGGCTGCTGTATTCCGAACGCTACGAAAGCGAGATCATCAGCTTCACGGCCTCCATTGATGCTGGCGTGTTGGTGCGCCCTGGGCAGATCATTGAAGTAGCCGATCCAGTCAAGGCTGGCGCACGTCGCGGTGGCCGCATCTCTGCTGCAACGACCACAGCCATCACCGTTGATGATGCCACTGGATTGACAGCAGCAGGCGCTGATCTGTCTGTGATCATGCCTGATGGCAGCGTCCAGACGCGCACCATCGCAACCATCGCTGGTGATGTGATCACTGTGTCGTCGGCATTCTCAACAGCACCTAACGCCAACAGCGTCTGGATTTATCAAACCAGAGCCATCCAAACGTCAACGTGGCGCGTGCTTACCGTTCAAGAGCAAGACGGTAGCAACTATGCCATCAGCGCCATTGCTTACAACGCCAGCAAATACGACTACATCGAGCGTGGCACGGCGTTAGAAGAGCGCGACATCACTGACCTCAACAAGCCAGCCAGCGCACCACGTGCGCCAATCTTTCAAGAGGTGCTGTACGAAGAGTCTGGGCAGGTGCTGTCCAAGCTCATCATCAACTGGCTTGCATCCATTGATGAAAATGGGCGCACCAATGCTGTGCAATACCTGGTGCAATGGCGCAGGGTAGACGGCAACTGGGCGCAGAGCTACGTCACAACGCAGGAATACGTCATCTATGACACCACGCCTGGCGATTATGAAGTGTTGATCTATGGCGTCAATCCTGGCTTGCGGCCATCAGCGCAAGCAGCACGTCTTGATGTATCAGCACGCGGCAAATTAGCTGAGCCCGCCAATGTACAGAATCTGACGATTGAGCAGATCAGCGCCAACTCTGCACGCTTGCGTTGGGGCGCCTCAACTGATCTTGACGTGAAGATCGGCGGTCGCGTCCACATCCGCCACACCAGCATCACAGACGGCACCGGCTCATGGACTAATTCGCAGGATCTCATCCCTGCAGTGCCTGGCTACAGCACCGAGGCGATCGTGCCGATGGTCGAGGGTGAATACATCGTCAAGTTTGAAGACAGCAGCGGCAAACAAAGCCTTGGTGAGGCCAGCGTCATTGTTGATCTTCCCGATCCACTTAGCGCCTTTTTGGTGCTGGATAAACGCGAAGACATAACCGACCCGCCATTCCAAGGCGAGTTCACCAACCTGTTCTACAGCGTCGAATATGACGCCATTACGCTTGGCGGTTCAGCACTGTTTGACACCATCGCAGACCTTGACCTGCTGCTAGACCTTGACTATTACGGCGACATTGCCACTACTGGCAGTTATGTGTTTACTGAAGTGCTGGATCTAGGCGCTAAGTATTCGCTAGACCTGCGGCGTCATCTTGTTGCTGGCGGCTTCTACCCGTCTGATTTGATCGACGAACGCACCGACCTGATTGATACGTGGGTTGACTTTGAAGGTGCAGTGGCGGATCAGGTGAACTCCAAGGTCTGCGTGCGCACCACCGACGACAACCCCACTGGATCGCCAACGTGGAGTGACTACCAAGAATTCGGCAACGGCACCTTCACCGCGCGAGCGTTCCAGTTCAAGCTAGATGCCGCCGCCTTTACGCTGTCGCAGGCGTTTGCCTGCTACGAGCTGGGATACAAAGCATCATTCCAGCGGCGCATTGAAAGCTCGGTGGTAGCCGAGGCAAGCGGCGCTGGCACAAAAAGCGTTGCGTTTGCCAATCCTTACTGGACTGGCTCTGCTGTGCTCGGCGGCGTCAACAGCATCTTGCCATCCATCGGCATCACCGCTCAGAATTTGCAATCTGGTGACTACTTCAATGTGACCAACGTCAGCAGCAGCGGTTTTGATGTGACTTTCCGCAATAGCAGCGGCACTGCAGTTGATCGCCTGTTTGCGTGGTCAGCGGTAGGATACGGTAAAGGCGCATAATCCATGGCCACGTACGACTGGACGGGCACGGACATAATTCCAAACGGCAGTGGTTCGGCTGTACGCGCTGACCTGAACGACGCACTGCTGGCATTGTTCTCGCAAAACAGCAGCGCCACTGCGCCGCCTGAGACCGTCGCCTACATGCCGTGGGCGGATACTTCAACTGGCCTGTACAAAATTCGCAACGCAGCCAACAGCGGCTGGATCACGCTGTACCAGCTTGATGGCGAGTGGACAACGATCGCGCTGGAGAACGGCACCGCTGCTGCACCGTCGCTGTATTTCAAGGACAGCGGCACCGATACCGGCTTCTACAGCCCCGGCACCGACCAAGTAGCCATCACCACAGCTGGTGTTCAACGCGTCAACTTCAACGGCTCCACCGAGGTGGTGTTCAATGATGGTGGCGCTGACGTTGACTTCAGGATTGAAGGCGACACCGAGCCAAACCTGTTCAAGATCGACGCCGGCACCGATCAGGTGCAGGTGGCAAACCTCAACGGCGGACCGCTCAGTGGCACCCGTAACCGCATCATCAACGGTGACTTTTCCGTTGCGCAACGGGGCACAAGTTTTGTAAGCGCTGCCAATAATGACGACGCCTACACGCTCGACCGCTGGTACATTCTGAGCGATGGCAACGATGCTATTGACGTAACGCAGGAAACATCAACCGTACCGACCAATCAGAAATATGCCATTGCGCTTGATGTTGAAACAGTAAACAAGAAGTTTGGCATTGCTCAAATTATTGAAAACGTCAACTGCGTTGGGCTAACAGGTGGCAATGTCACGCTGAGTTTTAAGGCAAAAGTTAGCTCTACTACCAAGCTCGACAACGTAAAAGCCGCGATTGTTGCGTGGTCTGGCACTGCTGATACAGTGACAAGCGACATTATCAGCGCATGGGGCGCAGAAGGCACCAATCCAACGCTGATTGCCAATGCCACCTACGAGAACACGCCTGCGAATTTAAGCGTCACAACAAGCTACGCCACTTATTCGCTGTCTGCAAACATTGATACAGCCAGCACTAACAACATTATCGTATTCATTTGGTCTGATGTGACAGATACGACTGCAGGCGATTTCTTGTATATCACTGATGTGCAACTAGAACCCGGAACCGTCGCCACCCCGTTTGAACGCAGGAGTTACGGGCAGGAGCTGGCGCTTTGTCAGAGGTATTACGAGATTTTTGGCCCGGTCGCAATCATGCTGCCTTGGAGTTCTGGAACGCAAATTATACGCGGGCAAGGTCAATTTGTGGTCAGCAAAAGAACTATACCCAATGTAACTATGGGATCAAAAATAGCAGGGACCGGCACCGTAACGGCCAATAGTGTTTACGCTAACGGAGTAGAATTTTCCGCATCGGGGAGCCAGCAAGATGTGATTGTTTATGTTAATAACATTGCTGCTGTGGAGCTTTGATCCATGACCTACCAACTAACCACCAACACCAGCATCAAACTGCCCCTTGAAAATGGCAGCATCATGTTCCTGCCGCCACAAAACAATGGCACCCCCGAATGGCGGGAATACCAAGCATGGCTCGATGAAGGCAACACTCCCGAGCCTGCCCCTGAACCACCTGCCCCTCCAGTGCTCACCACTGAGCAGAAGCTGGAAGCCGCTGGGTTGACGGTTGCAGAATTGAAAGAGCTGTTTGGCCTGAGCTGATCATGGCAATCTCACCCGGCACCTACAACATCAGCCTGCAGCGCCGGGCGGACTACAGCATCACGCTGCAGTTCAAGGACAGCACTGACGCTGCCATCAACCTGACCGGCTGGACCGTTGCAGCGCAATCCTGGAACCAAGGGCGCACCACCAAATACGGCGACTTCACCGTTACCTACACCAACCGCAGCACTGGAACAGTCGCCATCGCGTTGACGGATGACCAGACTGCAACGCTGCCCAATGAGGCGTACTACGACGTACTGCTGACCAACCCCTCCGGCCTCAAAGAGTATTACCTCGAAGGCATCATTTACGTCAGCGAGGGGTATACGGGATGACGACCGTCAACGTCAGCTCTGTAACTAATACGGTCACCGTCACCGAAAACGGCAGCAGCACTGTTGTCACCGTACCTGTTACCAGCACCGTCACCGCAATCACGCAAGGTCCGCAAGGACCATCAGGGGCGGCTGCGTTTGTGTACCAACAAATTGCACCAGCAACAACTTGGACTATTAACCACAATCTTGGCTATAAACCATCTGTTGAATTACTTGATAGTGGTAGTCAAGAAATTGATGGTGATGTGGCGCATCCAAGTGATAACCAAACCGTTGTTACACTGAACCCAGCATCCGCTGGCCTCGCTCGCTTGATCTGACATGGCTCGCAAGTTTTTTACCGACCTAGACCTGCAAAGCGTCTCGAAGGTCATCAATGTCCCGACGCCAACTGCATCTGGCGACGCAGTGCCCAAGTCCTACGTGGACTCTGCGGTTGAAGGTCTGGCATGGAAGGACAGCGCCCGCGTTGGCACGCAAAGCAATATCAACCTGAGCAGTCCTGGCGCCACGGTTGATGGCGTGACCATGGCGTCACAGGATCGGGTGCTGGTGCGCAACCAATCCACGCAAAGCGAGAACGGCATTTATGTGTGGAATGGCAGCGCGGTTGCCATGACCCGCTCGCTTGATGCCAGCACCTTTGCTGAGCTTGAACAGGCGATCATCACCGTCGAGGAAGGCACCGACGCTGGTACGACGTGGCGTCAGACGCAGGTCAACGGCACTATTGATAGCAGCAATGTCATTTGGACATCGTTTGCCGCTGCAGCACCTGCAGCCAGTGAGACGACTGCTGGTATCGCCGAACTTGCCACGCAGGCCGAGGTTGACGCTGGCACCGACGACCTGCGTATCGTCACACCGCTGAAGCTGGCCAGCTGGTCCGGGCGGATCAAGAAGTACAGCACCAACATCGGTGACGGCAGCGCAACCAGCTATACGATCACGCACAGCTTGAACACTCGTGACGTGATCATTCGCGTGTTTCCCAACTCCGGCACCTATGACGACGTGGAAGTGGACGTGCAACGCACCAGCACAACCACCGCCACGTTGGTGTTTGCCACGGCACCTGCTTCTAACGCCTATCGCGTCGTGGTGATCGGCTGATGGCACGGGCTTTTGAAACTGACATAACGCTCAACGCTCAACGCGAGCTGCGGCTGGCTGATGCGGACTCATCCGCCTATGTCGGCTTCAAGGCCCCGTCGACCATCACGACCAACCGCATCTGGACACTGCCTGCCGCTGATGGCACCACCGGCCAAGTGCTCAGCACCAACGGCTCTGGTGTGCTGTCATGGGCAACAGCAGGTGGCGGTGGCGGAGGCAGCTCCGTTGGTGACAACCTCTACCTCAACGTCAACTGCATCTAAGCCATGGCAGCCTCACCCTCTTTCATCTCCACCCCGCGCATCGGGCGACTGTCGCTGAGCACGGCGAACACCGCAACGGATGGCACCGGCACAATCAACGACCTCATCGTGGGCGCCAGCGCTGGCACCCGGGTGCTGAGCGTCAACGTGCAAGGCACCGCCACTACCGTCGCAGCACTGGTCAACCTGTTCCTGTGGGACGGCACGCAGTGGGACCTATTTGATCAGGTGACGATCAGCGCCACCACCGGCAGCAACACCGTCAAGGGCTATCGCCTGGTGACGGCATACACGGATCTGGTGCTACCGAGCGCGAGCTACAAGCTGGGCGCCACGATTAGCGTTGCGCCAACCACCGGCACGGTTCGTGTCAGCGCATGGGGCGGTGACCTGACATGAACCTGAATACTGGAGGGTGGGCGTCACGTGCCGCTCTGTCTATTGTTACTCGGCTATTTTCAACAGGCACCAATGCAACCCGTCCTGTTGTTGCTGTTTTGCCTCCTGAAGACAGAGAGACAATCCTGCGAACCAACTTAGATGTAGCTCTAGTTGCCAAGGGATTCGGGGCGACTATTGCTCAAGTGCCTGACGAAACAACGACAGGCGGCAATCTACGCGGACAAAGATCTACGGATTTTCAAAAAAACAGAGGGACCGCAGCGCAAGTTGCAAGTGGAACAACTTCAGGCATCTTGGCGGGAGTTTCAAATCAAGCCTCTGGTGTGTCTTCCGTGGTTGTCGGTGGAGATAGCAACACCGCCTCCAGCACCTACTCCTTCGTCGGCGGCGGCCAGAGCAACACCGCCCAAACCAACACCCACGCTGCGGTTTGTGGGGGGAGTGGTAATACGGCGAGTGGGCAGTATTCGTTTGTGGGGGGTGGGATTGGCAATATTGCAAGTGGACTGCGTAGTATTGTCGTAGCGGGTGACACCAACGCAGCATCTGGATCTAATTCTTGTATTGTTGGCGGAATAGATAATATTGCAAACGCTTCGCAATCTTTTGTCGCTGGAGGAAGAAGGGGCACCGTAAGATCTATTGTTGGAAATCACATATTTCCTGCTTGTTCTATCCCTATCGCCAACGCGCAAGGCGCCACCCAATCCGCCCTCCTACTCTTAGGCCGCCAAACCACCGACGCCACCGCCACAGTCCTCTGCAGCGACAGCAGCGCCGCCAGCACCACCAACCAAGTCATCCTCCCCAATAACGCGGCCTACAGCTTCAGCGGTGAGGTGATCGCAGGCGTCACAGCCGCAGGCAACACCGCCCGCTGGACAATCAACGGTGCCATCAAACGTGGCGCTAACGCAGCATCTACCGCGATGGTTGGCACGCCGACTGTCACCATGACCCACAACGACGCCGGTGCTGCAGCATGGGCTGTTGCCGTCACGGCAGACACCACCAACGGCGGCATTAAAGTTGAAGTCACTGGCGCATTAGCTACCACCATCCGCTGGGTGGCCAAAATTGAAACCACGGAGATGACCTACTAATGGCCCTCACAACTTCCTTGGCTCAGACCAACATCGGCATCCCTATGGCCGATACCTACGCCCGCATCACCCTGATGCGCTGCGACAAGGAGCAAACGCTGATTCAGATTTCGCATTACGCGAACGCTGATGCCCGCAACGAGAATGCCAGTCCGGTCTGGGACCGCACAATGTTTGCGCCCACCGGCGAGCTGCAGCCCGGCGATAACCCGCTGGCCATCGGTTACACCTGGCTCAAGGGCCAACCCGAGTACGCCGACGCGGAGGACTGCTGATGGCTGTTAAAGCAAAAAGCGGCACTGGGCGGCTGGATCATCAAGCTGGTAAGCCCAAGCTCACCCGGCAAGGCAACGGAAAGCGCAGTAAGCCGCGCGGCACTCGAAAGCTTCGTAAGGGCCAGGGTCGCTAAGCTATACCCGTAGCCAATGCTGCCATGATTGAAGTCATAGCCGCAGTGGCCGGCGCAAGTATCTCAGTTGCCGCTATGGGCGCAATGGGGTTTAGTCGCAAGTCAGACGAAGCACGTGATGCGGTTATTCGCCTCACGAGCGCCGTTGAACATATTGCAACGCAATTAGAAGTATTGCATTCGGATATTAAGGAAGATCGCAAGGAGTTTTTCTCTCGCCTTAATACCGTTGAGCAAAGGGTATCTAAGCTGGAAGTACGTCCACCGTCCTGCTAGCCATGGATCGCGTCACTGATTACATCGCCTTAGCGGTTGCAGTCCACGGCGTGGCATTGATCGTGGTCAATCTGACGCCAACACCAAAAGACGATGCAGCACTGACTGCTGCTGCTAAGACTGTCGTCAAGATTTATAGGGCCATTGAGATCCTTGCCGGTGTAATCACCCCATTCGTCAAGCGATGATCAAGCTATCCGATCTGTTTAAGTATTACAAGCACGGCACACCGCATCAAATGGCGGCGGTGTCTGAGCTTGAGGCAGAGCTAATAAAAACAGCGCCGCAAGTGTTTGATCGCAGCCAAGCATGGTACAAGACTTGGCAGGCTGGCGGCAAGTTGCATAATTATGACGCAGCGGTAAAACTCATTAAAGAGTTTGAGGGCGTGCACCTAAGCGCCTACCCCGATCCACTACATGGATGGGATGTAGCAACCATCGGCTATGGCACCACGCGCTATCCAGATGGCCGCAAGGTGCAACGCGGTGACAAGATTACTGTGATTGACGCCGATCAATTGCTTGATGTTGAAGTAGAGCGCATTGCAGAAAAGCTCCGCAGCAGCGTGCCTTTTTGGGGTGCAATGAGCGGCAACAAGCAATGTGCGTTGCTGTCATTTGCCTACAACCTTGGCGCTGGCTTTTACGGCAGCGCTGGCTTTGAGACCATCAGCAGATGCTTGCGGGATAAGGATTGGGCAGCAGTACCAGAGGCAATGGAGCTATACCGCAATCCAGGCAGTGCCGTAGAGGCAGGCTTGCTGCGTCGTCGCCGCGCAGAAGGCAGGCTATGGGCTGGTGAGCAGCAACAGGATCCGGCCAAGCTCAGCACGGATAGCGCCTTCACTGCGCGCATTACGCCGCATGTGCAGCTCGGAGAGTTTGCATTGTTTCAAGAAGCACGACGCTTTGACCATCAATATCAGCTCGACACGGCAGCAGAGCTAGCGGCATTTCTTGAGCGTGCTCGCGTTAGGTTTGGCGGCAAGCCTGTTGTGATTACAAGTGGCTACCGTCCGCGTGCCATCAATGCAGCAGTCGGAGGGGCTAGTGGTAGCGAGCACCTATACGATGCGCCCAATGTCGGAGCTGTTGATTTTTACATCCGCGAGGTCAACATCAACCACGTGCAGGATTGGTGCGATGATCACTGGCCCTATTCACTCGGCTACGGCGCACCTAAAGGATTTGTGCATTTAGGGGTGCGACGCGGCAAGCCCAGAGTGCGTTGGGATTACTAGACTGCAGTGTAAGCCGCTACCAACGGCATGGCGATTACATCCACGCGATTATCGCCAGAGCTGCTAGAGGTGCGCATTCCTTACACCAGCGTCAAGGAACCAGTCACATTCCTGCTAGCGTCTGACATTCACCTAGACAATCCAAAGTGCAACCGTGGATTGCTCAAGCAACATTTAGAAGAGTGCAAGTCCATCGGTGGCAAGGCATTGTTCTTTGGTGATGTGATGTGCTTGATGCAAGGCAAGAAAGATCGTCGCGGCAGCAAAGGCGACATCAGGCCAGAGCACTTAGGCGGCAACTACTTTGATCTGGTTTTTCGTGAGTCAGCGGATTTCCTGAACCCCTACGGCGAGATGATCCTGATGATGGGTGACGGCAACCACGAAACTGCCGTGCTCAACAATCAAGAGATCGACCCACTAGAAAACGTAGTCCGGCTCATGCGCAACGATGGCGCAGTCACTGAGCACATGGGCTATCAAGGATTTGTGCGCTTTGTCTTTGAGCGTGAAGGTGGCGGCGTCCGCCGCTGCACGTTGTTCTTCCACCATGGTGCATGGGGCGGTATTGTCACCAAGGGCACGATGGGCGGCGGGCGCTATGCGCAGATCGCACCTGATGCTGACATCGTATTAAACGGTCACAACCACGAACGCAGCATCGTGGCGCATCCGTGCTATCGCATCAGCGATAACGGCAAAGCATGGGTTGAGCAGCGTTGGCACCTGCAGACCGGCACTTACAAGCAAGAGTTTGGTGGCACTGGCGGATGGGCAGTGGAGCGCATCGTAATGCCAAAATCACTTGGTGGCATCTGGCTTGATTTAACACCACGCGCTCGGGGCGGCGTTGATGTTACGTGTCGCCCGACGGTCTAAGTGGATCATTGCATTGATGGCGCAAACCTCGTACCAAAACGCAGTGCAAAACACAAATTCAGACAAGAAATCTTTGGGGCTTGGCAACATCAATGCGCCTATTGCGGCGAGTCAGCAGACACGTTGGATCACGTCAGACCGCGCCATAAAGGTGGCGCTACGGTAACTGCAAACTTGGTGCCAGCGTGCCGTAATTGCAACCGCCGCAAAGGCAGTGAAGAATGGCAGCAGTGGTTCAATCGGCAGGATTCTTATCTGCTTGATCGTGAACTTGCGGTGTTGCGATGGATTCAAGCATCTGATGATAGAACACTTTAGCCTGCCATTCCTGCTGGTGATCCTTGCACATCCCCGCTAGGCATACCCTCCACATATTCCCTATCTTTTGTATCGTTGGCGCCAAGTGGGGTGCCTGCCAGCGGATTGCCTATCAGCATACGAAGCCGATTGATGCCGCGCAGCTGCAGTTGGCACATATGGCCGCGTGAGATGCCCAAACGCTTTTCAAGGTCATTCCACGGCACAGGGTTGCGGCTGTTGCGTGCATAGATAATTTCACGAGTGCGTTCGTCTAGGTATTGTTCGCAATGATCACGGAGCACCTCAAGCTGCCAGTCGTATTCAACGTCATATTGCTTCTCGTCTGCGATTAGGTCCAAGATGTTAGATGTATCTTCTTGCGTTGGCTTGTCGAGGCTGGTGACACGGTACGCTTGACGCAATGTGTCAGATATGATTTCTGGCGTCACATCAAGCATTGCAGCAAGCTCTGACATGCTTGCGGTGCGGCCATGATCCTGCGCAAATAGCTGTGCAGTCTTGTTGATCTTGACCAGCATCTCGTGAATACCAAGCGGCAGCCTGATGATCGGGTCATATTGCACCAATGCACGGCCAATGGCTTGACGAATCCACCAATAGGCGTAGGTGCTGAACTTGTAGCCGCGGCTGTAATCAAACAGTTCTACAGCACGCGCAAGGCCGATGTTGCCTTCTTGGATCAGATCAAGCATCTCCAGTGTCTGATTGTTGCGCTTGCTGTACTTGCGGGCTACATGCACCACCAACTGCAGGTTTGACTGCATAAACCGCTGGCGGGCGCGTTCACCACTGCGCAACTCACGGCGTTCTTGAGTGGTTAAGGGTCTATCAAGATCCTTAAGTTCTTTCCACCTTGCGACGCGTCGACCCAGTTGTATCTCTTGTTGCGGTGTTAAAAGTGGATAGCGAGCGATACTGTTTAAGTAGTCGCCAATGGCATCAGACATGGAGAATCCGTTAGTTCACACAATGGAAGCACAATTTCATGGCGCTGCCAATGCTGCGCAGTTGCGTGCGTTACATGCTGCAGCAGATTGGGCTGGCCTGTTGGAGTATGCGCTGCTACTTGCTGAGCAAGAAGCAAGCCAGCGGTCTCAAATCCACTGGCTAGCGCAAGAGGCATCAGCAGCGCTACGCAGCGGTTTGGAGCAATGGCACCTAGATGCCGCGCGTGAGTTAGGCGGCCACTGAGCCCATCACGCTGCCGTGCTGGTTGTAGTGGCCAACCTCGGCGTAGCTGGTGAGAGGCTGCTGGCTCATGCGGAAGAACACCATCTGCCCGATCTTTAATCCAGGCCATAGCGGCAGCGGCAGTATCTGGCGACTGTTCTTCAGCTCTAGGGTCAAAACGCTGCCATGCCAGCCAGGGTCGGCATAGCCGGCGTGCAGGTTTTCGTAGCCTTCGCGTGCGCGGCTGGACTTGAGGAAAAACAAGCCAGCGATATTCTCCGGCATGTTGAACACCTCGATGGTCTGAGCAAGGATGAACTGTCCAGGCTTCAACTCGTAGGGATTCTCTGCCGTGCGTCCTGCAATGCTGAGCGGGCGCATGTCTAGGTTTTCTGCCGACTCGATCATGATCGTGTCACCCAGCCGTAGGTCAAGGCTGGCGGGATTGATCAATGCCTCGTCATAGTTCTGCACCATGCCGCCATTGCACAGCGCTTTGATCTCGTAGTCGCAGAGGATGGTCATTGGTTGAGTAGGTGAACTGTCCGGAAATTCCGGAATGTTTGACACGTTCGGGCAACGTGTAAGTACGGCTTACAAGTTGATCGGACTAATCGGGCAGGGATTCAAGAGCGCGGCGGATGATGTCGATGTTGCATGTGCCCATACCTTCAAAGACGCCTACTTCTTCCAGCGCCTGCTCCTTCAAGCTCGGCGGCTTGGGGCGGCGGTGGCGGCGAAGCTTATCGGCACAGTCGGTTGAGTAAACCGTTGCATCAAACTCACAGCACGCCTCCAGCTCCTGGTCGGCACCCCAGCGGGAGGCCTGGCGCGCGATGAATAGCTCATACACCCACAACTCATCCGAGTGCTGAATCGGGCTTGAGATAGCCCACTGCTTTACCAGCTCAGGCGGCGGAGTAATCGGGTGTTCTTGAGTCATACCTGTTGCTCAGCGTTCTTCCAGCGTTTGCGGTTTACGATGTCGCTCACGTGCGCTATGGAGATGCCATAGGTGATGGCAATGCTCAGCATGGTCTCGCCGCCAGCTGCACGTTGGCGGATGTCAATAGCGTTCTGCGGCGTCAGCACCGCAGTGCCTGGGATGTGGCCAGCTCTAAACCTGCTCATGATGCAATAGCAAACGACGCATGTACCAGTCAGCTTTGCCGTAGTCTTCATCGGCATTGCCCTTGTGCTCGGCACGCCACAGGTACTTGATCACATTGCCCTTGCAGTAGGCGCTGAATCCAGTATCACCAAGCGCTGACTTGATGGCTTGAATGCACTCAATGTCGCCGTGCTTGTAATGCGGCGGGTGGTTAATTAGGTCGCTCATCTTGCATCAGCTCCAAGAGTTCAAGAATGTGCGCGGCAAACGCCACGTGTGTCATGACTGCATGGGTGCCGGGAGGGCGCCCGTAGGACGCCTCCCACCACTCCTTGAATGCAATATCAAGTGTGGTTTGATTCATCAGAACACAGGCTCCTCGCTGGTGGTTGCTGCGCCGCGTGGCATGAATTCAAAGCGCTGGATGCTGAGCACATGCTTGCTGCGCTTGGCACCGGTTTCTTTGTCATTCCATTCTTGGCGACGCACGGCTCCGGTCACAAGGATGCTGTCGCCTTTTTTGAGCTTATCGACGATCAGCTCAGCGGACTTACCCCAGATCTCGCAGTCGATGGCGTTATTGATCCAGTTGCCGTCTTTGTCTTTACCCTCCTGGATACCACCTGCGAAGTTGGCAACCATGGTGCCAGATTCGAAGGCACGCAGTTGCAGGTCGGTGATGATGCGAACGATGCCGGTTGCGTAAAGGCTCATGTCAGTTCAGTGGTGTGATGCCATTGGCTTCCTCAAAAGCCAAGACTTGAGCAAGGGGATAACGGACGCGTGGTGTGCCGGCTGGCAAGCCAATGCGTGATGCGGTGACATAGGCAGGGCCAATGCCGCGTGCACGTTGGTTTTTGATAGCTGCTGGCTTCAGCCCCCAACGTGCAGCCAGTTCATCAGTGGTCAGGAATGGCTCAGTCATCAGCAAATGGATCCTCCGATGGCGTGTCGGATAGCACCGCCTCGCGCTCTACGGCAAGGCGCAGCAGCTCGTCGTTCTGTTCGTCGCTTAGCTCAGGCTTGCGCTTATCCATGCGTGCTACCACCTCCTGCAGCTTGGCCAGTGTGTCGGCTTTGGCGATTGCAGCCTTGCCGGCTTGGAACAGCTTGGCATCGCCTGCGGGTAGTGCTGGCGCAGCAGTGGTAACCGTCACCGGCTCCACCTCGGCCTGCTGCATCTCATCAGTGCTGTAGACGCCGGACATGTCAGCGGGAAACGCCTTACGCAATGCCAGCGCCTCAGAGCATTTGGCAATCATCGCGGCACCCATCTTGGACCAGAGCCCTTGGCCGGCGTTGTAGTCAGCAAAGCGTGCAACGCCAACAAAGGGATGCTGGCTGCCCTTGCGATGGATGATGGTCTTGGCCGCGGCAGGTGGCTTGCTGCCAAGCCATACGTCAGCCCATACGCCGTCGTCACCGCACCAGTAGGTTTCGCTGCCGTCCAGTTGGCCGGTGCGCTCGGCAATGGCACGCAAGCCGTCGATGCCGGCTTGGATGGTCATCTTGCCGCCACGCTTGATGGCGTAGATCTGCTTGCTGAATGGATCCAGCCCAGTGCGCTGGCAGGCGTAGGCAAACAGGCGCAACTCGTCATTGCTGCAGCCAGGCGCAATGGTGGTTGAGATCAGCTGCGTTTGCTCTGGCGTCCAGAGCGTGATGCTAGAAGTCATCGGATGTGATGGTTGGGTTGGCAGTTAATGCCCATGAAGGCAGGCTGAGCGCTTGGCACGTGTCGCCGTAACCGGGCCACTCCTTGGCGGCCTGGCAGTCGGCGATCACGCGCATGTCACGTTGCCGCAGCTCATCACCAGCAGCCATGGCCGCGGCGTCAAGCTCGTAGACCGCAACCGCGTACGGAGCAGTCTTCTCAACGGCAATGAACACAAACCGCTCAGCACCGTGCAAGCCGGCTAGGTAATGGCTCGCTTGCACATGGTAGCGGAAGGTAGCCACGCTGCGGGCAAAGCCGGCGGGGCTGGCGTCCGTGGTGGTCTTGAGATCTACCACAGTGCTGCCGGCGTACCAGTCAGGGCGGCACTTGCACCGCAGCCCAGTGGCGGCGTCACCCCACCAGAAGGACTGCTCAGCCTTGCCATGGGCAAGCAGTGCTGCTGCTGCAGGGTGCTGCCTGACGGCATTGTTCATGGCAATCGCCAGCGACCAATCTGCATCAGTCACGGCTTCAATGTCACGCGCTGCAAGCTCTGCCGCTTGCTCCTTGCCGGCTTTGGTGTTGCGTGGACCGCAGACGCCGTAGCGCTGCAGCAGCTCATCGGGCTCCAGTACAGCGCAATGCACCAAGCTGCCAAGTCGCATTGCAGCAGTCGGTTCGGGTGCGCTGCGCTTGGGGTCGAGGTAGCGGCTCCAGTAGTGGTAGGGCGACTTAGCCACTGCGTGCAGGTGACTAGCGCTGACGGCTGGGTCGGCGTGGTAGTCGGCGTTGCTGGTCATACCGCTGCTCCACTGCGCAGCTGGCGGTGCATCCGGCTGGCGGTGCCGTACGTGGCGACCATCTCGGGGAACGCATCCAGCAGGCGGCGCTTGTTGCCGGGATCGGCCTTGATGCCAGCGGCAGCTAGCGCTTGGAAGAATCCACCGCCGTGCTGGTAGGCGGTGGCAAATGTCCAGTAGATGTCTGATTCAGTCATGGCTTGAGTTGCTCTTGGCAGGCGTGATGGCTGTAGGCGGGTTGCTGGCGGCCGGTGTCGTAGGCCATCGCCCAGACACCGAAGATGATTGCCAGCACGGCAAAGCGGTTCAGGTTGTTCATGCCAGTGCCCTCCGCACTGCGTAACGACTGATGTTCATGTGATCGGCAATGCGTCGCTGGCTCCAGCCGTAGCTGCGGCGTAGGCGGCGTGCGCGTTGCTCAGTGCTCTCGGTTGCCCAGAGCAGGATCAGGACTGGCAGTAGGAGCAGTGCCAGCAATAGAGCAAGTGTTGTGGTCATGGTTGGGGTCGCAATGTGTGGTTGCCGGATTGGGAGCGGCTCCGTCGGGCCGCGTGGGGTCAGGCGGGTTGCAGGGCTTCCCACACTTCGCCGGCCAATCGCTTGTAAGCGCCTTCGCCGATCACGGCATCAAAGGCTTGCTCAATGGTTTTACCCTTGGCAACTTCGGCAAGGATGAAAGCGGAGATGGCTTGAGTTTTAGTCATGGTTTTCGGGTTGGGGTGGAAGCTCTCGCCTCCTGTCCCCGTATCCTACACCATGCGCCGCCGTGGTCAACCCAGCTCAGTAACGGATCGACACAGTTGCGGTGCCGTCTAGCGGCACGCCCAGTCGATAGGCGGCGCCAGCGCTGAGATCCAGCGACCCGCAGTCGCAGCGGTCAGTGACTGGCACGGTGAGCAGGCGCCCGCGGTGCTGCACTGTGACGCGTGTGCCGCAGGGCAGCCATGGATGCGCGGCGGACACGTCCCAGTGGCGGTAGGTGCCGCCGCACGCCGTTTGGCGCCCGTGATACCAGCCGTCGTAGACGGTGGCAGTCACCTGCCGGGCTTGAGCAGGCGACAGCAGCAGCAATGCTGCGGCGATGAATGCACGCATGATGCTCGGTTTAGTGGTGTGCCGGGCCAACCGGCGATGCAGCCTTACTCAGGGCGTGTTGGGCTCGTGGTGACGCGTCGTGTGCCCGGTTCCGCAGCGGTTGAGTTTTGCGAGTGGTTCCGCTCCTCTCGTGCAACCACTATACACCATCGGCAACCGTGAGCAACCGCTCTGCATCACTGACCGACCGCGCTACGCCTGCAATGCCACCAGCCGCCTGGACCGCATCTAGCCACTGCTGCTGCTCAGCGCGCAGCCTGCCGGTTGCGGTCTTCACCTCAATGCTGGTGAACACCGCCACAGTGCTGCCGACCATCTCGGGTGTAATAGTGAGGCGCTTCCAGCCGATCAGGTCAGCTGAGCCGGGCTGCAAGCCGTAGCTCACGGGCACGCCACGCCGATCGCGCAAGACACCACAGTTATTCCGAAAAAGTCGCACCGGGCCTTGACTGCAGGCGATGCGGATCTCTTGCTGTATCCGCTGCTCGCTCACCTAAATGCCGTGTCGCTTAGCCAACCTAGCCTGATAAACCCGCTCAGCCCATCCTCGCTTGTAGCCGCGTTGCTGCGCTAGCTCGCGGAGGGCTTCAAGGTCACGGGCACTGCCTTGCTCACGCTTGCGCTCACGTGCAGCCATCTCCACCAACTCACCATCCACCTGCTGCAGCTCACGCCGTTCCTGTGGTGCAAACACATGACCGCATTCGCGGCATACCTGCACGGTGCTGGCGCTAGTGGCGAAGCACTGCGGGCAGACCTTCACGCTGGGTGCTTGCTCGCGGTCCCTGCGGGCGACCCCATCTAGCGACCAGTCGCGCGGCTCTAGATGGTGGCCAAGTCGTAACGTGTTGCCCACGTGGTCGAGGACCACGGCACGCTTACTCGGTTGCGGGCGCAGGCAACGGCCAATCATCTGCAGGTGCAATGCCACGCTTGCGGTGGGGCGCAGCAGGATGCAGCCACCAACGCTTGGCACGTCTACGCCTTCACCGATTAGCGCGCAACTGGTGAGCACCTTGAGCCTCCCGGCGCCAAGGTCGCTGAGCAACTGCCGGCGCTGCGCAGTATCCATGCTGCCGTCAATACTTGCAGCGGCGATGCCTGCTGACTGAAAAAGTGCAGCCACTGCCTCTGCATGTGCCACGGAGCAGCAGAACGCAATCGCCGTTTGCCCTGGCAGATGCTTGCGGTAATGCCCCAAGCAGTCGCCCATGATGGTGCCGACGCGCTGCTCAGCCTCCTTGGGGTCGAAGTCACCCATGCGCTTGCGCAGGCCGGTTGAGTCAAAGCCAGGCGGTGCCAGCACCTTGGCAGCAGCAAGGAAGCCTTGATCGGTCAGTTGCTGCGCGGTTGGACCTTCCACCATGCACTGATAGTGCTCGCCTAGGCCGCGGCCATCACTGCGGATCGGTGTGGCGGTGACGCCGAGCAGTTTGGCTTGGGAGAAGTGCTCGATGACCTTGGCCCATGTGCCGGCGCTGGTGTGGTGTGCCTCATCCACCACCAAGAGCTGGAAGAAATCCCTCGGCAGCAGATGCAACCTGCGGGCAAGGGTCTGCACGCTGGCAACCTGCACCGCATGGCTTAGGTCCATGCTCTTGCCGGCGCTGATGCGGCCATGCGGTACACCCATGCTGCGTAAGCTGCGGCTTGCTTGGTCAAGTAGTTCCGCTCTGTGAACGAGAATTAAAACCCTGTTGCCTTTGATGCTTGCCTGTTGGGCGATGTAGCTGAAAATGTAAGTCTTGCCGCCGCCAGTGCTGAGCACAGCAAGAACTGACTTGCGGCCTAACTGATACTGGCCGCGTATCTCGTTGACTAGTTGTTGCTGATATGGGCGAAGAGCAATCATTGCTTGGCCCACTTGCGAATTGGTGTTGATGCAATGCGCTCCATAGACCAACCAGCGCGGCGTCTGCCGTAAAAGCGCTGAACGCTAATACCAAACTCTGCCGCCCAATCTTTGGGATACATAGCGCGCCCATTCCACTCAATAGGTTCGGCATCAGGCGCTAAATGCTCTCTAATGTGATAGTCTTGCGTCATCACCATCAGGTTTGACGGATCATTGTTGTGCTTGTCGCCATCAATGTGATGGACAATCTCGCCGCGCTCAAGCGGTCGGCCAATCATCTGCTCAGCCACAACGCGATGCTCGTGGCGACCATGCCGTTTGCGGTAAGTCGTTTTCTTGACGGAATCAAACCGAGCAAGTTGAGCTGCGCGGTTGCTGGCCCTTCGTTGCTGTTCTGGCGTGATGTAATGCGGATCGCCGTAGCGACGCACTCGTTGGGCGTGCATTCCGCACATGCCATGGCTGTCCACTGGTTTGTCGCAGCCTTCGATTTTGCAGGTGCCGGCCATCGTCCAACAGTTGCGGGCAACTAAATCATAAGGGTTGCCGCCGCCGGTGGGCAGCACCGCTAGGACCGACTTATGCCCTAGCTGGTACTGCAGGCGGATATCGGTGATCAGTTGCTGCTGATAGGGGCGGAGCTGCATCACACCAGCACCCCTTGACGGTTGCTGGCAACCTCAGTCAGGTTCTTCACTGCACAGTTGAAATACGACGGCTTCAGCTCAAACCCGACAAACTGGCGCCCGGCTTGGATGCTGCAGTAGCCCTCGCTGCCGATACCAGCGAATGGGCTGAGCACCACGTCGCGGGGGTTGCTCCATAGCTGCAGGCCGCGGCGGATCACCTCCAGCTGCAGCGGGCAGATGTGGCGCTCATCCTCATTGGCGCGTGCGCTGCGGTATTGGAGCGTGTCCGATGGGTTGATGTCCATCCATACGGGGCTGGCGTACCGCTGCCAGATGTTGATCGAGTCCTTGATCGGATCCTTGGTCTTAGCTGGTGGATTCTCACCGGCAAACTCCGTGAACGGGCCAGCCACTGGCTCTGGATTGTCGCCCAGCTTGCGCACGGTCACCAGGTAGTCAGGGATGCCCTGGCGGCTGAGCGCAGAGTCCTTGCGCACTTGCTTGTGAAGCAACCCGATCGCTTTGGTGCGTTGCATGGCGGTCACCGGATCCTTCCAGATGCACACCTCGCTATGGAACACGAAACCAGCAGCCTGGAAGATGCGCAGCATGTCGCCGCGAAAGTCCTTCACGCCGATGAAACCATCGCGCTCCTTGCTGCTGGGCAGATTCATGCAATGGAAGCTGATCAACCTGCCTGGCATCATCACGCGGTGCAACTCGCTGGCAAGGAAGCCGAAGTGATCAAAGAACTCCTGTTCAGTGCGGCTGTTGCCCATGTCTCGGTCGCTGTTGCTGTAGGTGTAAAGCGACGCAAATGGCGGGCTGAAGATGCTGTAGTGGATGGAGTTGTCATCTAGCTGCTTGATGCTCTCCACGCAGTCACCCATGTACATGTCCCAGCCGTCGCCGGACTTGTGCTCAGTGACATGCGGCGCCACTTGGCGCTGGATCTTTTTGAGTTGTTCCATGGTTTGTTGCTTCATGATTTCAACCATTGATTGAGCCATCTGGATGCTGTCCGCTTCCTTGCGGCGGATGTTGTCGATCACGCGGCCTTCTGCCACGTCGTAGATGATGTGCGCATTAACCGGTTGCTCTTGCCCGAAGCGCCAGCAGCGGCGGATGGCTTGATAGAACGCCTCATAGCTGTGTGACAGGCCGACGAATGCGACGTTGTGGCACCGCTGGAAATTAAGCCCAAAGCCAAAGATGCTGGGCTTGCTGACTAGGACGCGGATCTTGCCATCTTGAAAGTCGATAGCAGCCTGCCGCTTGTGGTCGTCGGTGTCAGATCCTGACACATCAACCGCGCCATCAATCGCAGCAGTCAGCGCTTTACTCTCATCATTGAGATCACACCACACCAGCCATTGCTCGGTGTTGCTGTTGGCAAGCTTGGCAGCAGCGGCCACGCGAAGGGTGAGCGATGCCTTGCGCACCTTGCGTTGGTCGTTGAGCGTACGGGCCTCCATGGCAAACAGCGCCATCTGGCCGTCATCACCTGCTGTTGCCTCGCGCGGCGTCTCCACCGTGCAGTCTTGGATCCGCAGCGCTGGCAGCACGAAGCTGCCGTCCTCATAGCCAAGGTCTGATGGCTTGCGGATAGTGACTGCCCAACTGCACACCCACTCCCAGAACTTGTCCCGCGCGTGACCTTTGAGCCGCCACTTGGCAGTGTCGCCGCCGTCATGCACGAAGAACATGGCCAGCATCTCGGTGCGGGTCATGACGCCGATGAACTCAGCATGGTTGCCAAGCTCCATGTGGTCGTTCGGTGCTGGTGTTGCCGAGCAGGCCAGTCGGTATGGCGTCAGCGCGAACGATTCAATGATCTGGTTGCGGATCTTGCCGGTGTACGCCTTGAGGATGCTTGATTCATCTAGGACCACGCCTTGGAAGCTGCCGGGATTGAAGTGGCTCAGCTTCTCGTAGTTGGTCACCGTGATGCCGGGCTGCACGTCGGCTTGCGTGGCAGCAAATGCGCATGGGATGCCGAACTTGGCACCCTCGCGCACGGTTTGATGCGCCACGGCAAGCGGCGCCAGCACCAGCACGTTGCCGCCGGTCTCTTGGTGCACCTGATGCGCCCACTCGAGCTGCATGGCGGTTTTGCCCATGCCGCAGTCGGCCCAGATGCAGAACTTGCCGACACGGCAAGCCATGGTCACGATGTCCCGCTGAAACGGGAACAACGGCGCGGTGAACTGCTGCGGGTCAAAGCCGGCAACAGGTGCTGCAGTGGATTTGGAGGCTAGGAAGTCTTGGTAGGTCATTTGGCAACGGCAATCTTGTCGTGGCGCTCAAGCACAAGCCTTGCGGCTTCAATCAAGACAAAAGAGTCGTCGATGCCAATGGATTTCAGGCCAATTTGCACATTTTCAAAAGTGTCGATCACGTCAATCAAAGGATCGCGCCATTCAGGCGACACAAGCTCAAGCCGTTTATCAAAGGCCGTGATGGCGTCCATGTGACTCCATGGGGTACCTTGCAACTCTAGCAGCTCCCACTAGACTGCGCAAGACTTCCGCTAGAAACCGTGGCATTGTCCCATCCGTTATCGGTTCAGTTCACCCCAGAGCAGATGGCTTGGCTGGATCGTCGGCGCATAGCCGGCATATCCCGCAGCACGGTGCTCAGGCTGGTGGTTGAGGAGGCAATGCGCCGCGAGCAGGAGCCGCAGCGCAAGTGAAAGAGATCGACTTTTCAGAAGCCCGTCGGTTCATTGCCCTGCTTGGCAAACCGGCGGGCACCATCCGCTTGCGTGCTTTTTTGCACCGGCTGCACCCAGAGAAGCCCAACGACAAAGGCCGCAAAGGTGGCGCCAGCAAGCCATTGATCAAGCAGTGGCAGGCTGAAGGGCGCGGCGTTTATGTGGTCGTCAACGATGGCGGTGACACCAACGCTGAAATCACAGCCTGCCGTGCCTTCTTCGCTGAATGGGACGATCGCTCGCGCGAGTGGCAACTCACCGCATGGCAAGAGCTAGGGCTGCCGGAGCCTACCTTCCAAATCAATACCGGCGGTAAATCCATCCACAGCTATTGGGTGCTAGCAGACCCGATCACACCTGCGCATTGGGAGTTGGTGCAGGGGCGGTTGCTGGATTACTGCGATGCAGACCGCAGCATCAAGAACTCATCCCGCGTCATGCGGCTACCCGGCAGCTACTACGCCGAAGCTGATGGCAGCCTTGGTGAGATGTGCCGCATGGTCACCAGCGCAGGCCATCGCTACAGCGTTGCTGATATTGAAGCGGTGCTGCCCAATGAGGTTTACTACCAGCACGAAAAACCCGCGGAGCGTTACATCGAGCCTGCCGAGCGGGGCATCGACGAAATCCGTGAAGCCCTAGCCGCTATACCGCCTCGCGTACCAGGGTCCGGCACCTATCACATCTACCGCAATATCTTTTGGGGTCTGATTCAAGCTTGCGGTAGCGCTGATCTAGCCATTGATCTGATGCAACAGCACAGCCCGCAATGGCAAGGGCTGCAGCAGATCGCCGCATCAGGTGGTGATCGCATCAGCGCCGGCACGTTCTGGTACTGGGCGCGGCATCACGGATGGCGTCCAGCAACGCCTATGCCGCGCTCACGCCAGCAGCCAACTCAGCCTGCTGCTGATGGCGAAGCGGTCAATCTGCAGCTCTACGACAAGACCGGCACCGAATGGCTGGAGCTTGCCGTAGAGCATGTCTTCTGCCATCCACAGGAGCGTTGGATTTGCGTGGATGGCGTTCTCCACCTATGGAATGGCACGCACTACCAAGCCAAGCCCGATGAAGAGCTAGCACCCAAGCTTGCAGCGTTTCTATCCATGCTGCACGTCATTAACCAGCAAGGTGCCACCACTTACCCATGGCGCAGGCCCCGATACGTGGATGAAGCGCTGCAATGGATGCGCCGGCTACTGAAGCCGGTTGAGGTCAACCCAGCTAATGCCATCAACTGCCGCAATGGCGTCGTGTCGTGGTCATGGTCTGGCCGCAATCTGGATCTGACTTTTGCACCGCATGATCCAGCGGTTGCCTTCACCTACGTCACTGCCTACGACTATGACCCAGAAGCCAATGCCCAGCACCTATGGCGGCTGCTTGAAGCCGTAGAGCCTGGCGACCGCGACACGCTGCAACGCATCCTCGGCAGCGGACTTGACCTCATCAAATACCGCGCCACACGTGGCAGACCGCGTGCTGTCCTGATGATCGGTGAGGGCAGCAACGGCAAAGACACCATCCGCACGGCACTGCGCGACACCCTCGGCAGTCGTAATTTCACCAGCTGCACGCTAGCCGACTTCCGCCAATACGACCAAGGACGCAAGTTTCCTATTGCGCCATTGCGTGGTGCATCAGTGAACTGGTCAAGTGAAAACTCGCAGTTTGTCAGTATTGACAACCTGCAATCATTAAAAGCTGCCATTAGCGGCGAGGAGCTGTCATATGAGCTGAAGGGCGTACAGGAATCTCAGTTTGTTCCGTCGTCTTTGTTTGTGTTCAACCTCAACAAAGACCCGTCGCTGACTGGTGAGCAGGCTGCCATCGAAACGCGGTTTCACGTGTTCAAATTCCGCAAGACCTTCATGGCGACGCCTACAGAACCGAACCACTTACAAGCTGATCCCAAGCTGAAGGATGACCCTGATTTCATCCAGCAGCAGATATGTCCTGCATTCCTGAATTGGCTGCTGGAAGGTATGTCCCTCAGCATTGCAGATGGCATTGATTACACAACCGGAAGCCAAGCAATGCAGGACGTACGTAGAGCTAGCTGCCACCTATGGGACTTCTGTGACTCTATCGGACTGACCTACCAAGAAGGCTCTCAGGTATCAACAAAGCGGGTATGGGATGCGCTGCAAGAGTGGTATCGAGAGGAGGGTTATTTGGACGACAAAGGTAGGTGGTTGATGGATCCGCCAAGTGATCGCACGGTCAAGGCGCCCAGGCTTCTGGTGCTGGCATTGCGGCAGATCTTCCCAAAACTTGCGTCCGACAGAGGCTCGGGTAAGACCCGTGAGCGTCTCATCTCGGGTCTGAAGCTGGACTTGTGGTCGTGATGTCGGACGCAACTTGCGTCCGGGTCGGACGCAAATCGGACGCAAATTTCGGACGCAAAAACCCAGTCCCTATCTATCTTTTCTTCTGTTCGGACGCAAATAGGGGTAAATCAAGTCAAGTACAGAAACAAGAGGCGAAATGTAACGGCGTGAACAAAAACACACATATAGGGGGGGGATAGGGAAAATCCCGATTTTGCGTCCTCCCTTGGTATGACTGGGTTTTTTGCGTCCGACTTGCGTCCGCTTGCGTCCGAACCCAGTCGTGGACAGGGTTTTTGCGTCCGACCTACTATTTGCACCATCCACACACCAGAAATGCCTGAAATCAAACTCAATGTCACCAACGCCGACTTGGCGCGACTCAACGCCGAAGCAGCGGCGCATGGCATCCCACGTGCGCACCTGATTCGGCAGCGTGCTCTAGGCGACGGTGGTGTTGCACGATTGACTACGGCGGCGTACCATGCGCTGGTGGCGGACGCCTGCGCATTTATGCGCGGTGACCTCAACCGCCGTCATGTTGAAACTCTCGTCGCATATGTCATCGCTCATTCACATCCCAGCCAAGCAACAACCGGTGATCAACCGGCTGCATGACGTCATGACGCAAGCCGTTGCGTATGCCGCAGCCATTGCCGATAACGCCATTGATGACGGCGTACCGCTACCCATGGATCTCGTGGATAGCTTCGCCGCTGATTACGAACGCATCATCACCAGCCTCGTCACTGCCGCCACCGTCAAATGAAAGCCACTACCTGCCAAGCTGATCTCGATCACGCGCTCCGCACCATTGCGCCTGCTGTTGGCCATCGCAGCTCACACCCGATCCTTGATTGCTGCCTGATCAATGCCGCTGCTGGCACCCTCACTATCACCGGCTTCAACCTTGATCTCGGCATCACCGTCACCATTCCTGCTGCAGTGGACACTGATGGCGCCGTAGCGCTGCCGTATCGGCTGCTAGCTGGCCTTGTAAGCCGCTTTGATGGCGATGAGGCTCTGACCCTCGCAGATGGCGCTCTGACGGCCTCTAGCGGCTCCTACGGGCTTGCAGCGGCGGATGCGGCGGATTACCCCGCCATGCCGGTTGTAGACGCTGCTACGAGCGATCTGCACCTATCCGCTGGTATCCGCGCTTGCATGGCAGCCGCCAGCACCGATGCCAGCAAGCAGATGCTCCAAGGCATCCACCTTGGCAGCGGTCACATGGAAGCGACTGACGGGCATCGCCTCATGCGCTACCCGATCGACCTGCCCACTGGCCTCGACGTGGTATTACCGGCCAGCACCATGCGCCTGTTGCAGGATCGCGTGGTCACCATCGCCATGGCAGCCGGTCAAGCCGTCATTGATGCCGGCGATGGCATCACCATCTACAGCCGCGTGCTAGATGGCACCTACCCAGATGTGGCTAAACTGCTGCCCACTGACTTCACCAGCACCATCACCGCTGATCGTCGCCGCTTGACACGTGCACTAGAGCGTGTTGCCGTCATCGCAGATGCGCACAACTCGATCGTCAAGATCGAGGCAGTAGGTGGCACCATCGCCATCACCGCCGAAGCCGATGCCAACAACGGCAAAGAGCTGCTCAAGGTAGACGGCACCGCAAAGGGCGCATGGGCGTTTAACGTCCACTACCTGCTAGACGGCATCAAGGCGTTCAAGCCCGCAGAAGCCATCACCATGCACGCCAATACGGCAACCACACCCGTGGTGCTGACACCTAGCGGCATGGATGGTGTAACGTATCTTGTAATGCCTGTGCAAATTAAGGGCTAATAGATGGCAAAGAAGAGCACCAAGGATGAGATTCAGAACCGCGTCAATGTGGTTTATGAACTCATCCTGCGTGCTCACAGCCACCATCAGATCGTTCAACACGGTTCCGAGCTGTGGGGCGTCAGCGAGCGCCAAGTGCGCGATTACATGGCGGAAGCGCGCAAGCTGATTGCCCTTGATTCGGAACTAGAACGCCCGCAATGGCTGCAAGCCGCACTAGCGAGGCTGCAGGATTACGAACGCGAAGCACGCGCTAAAGGCAATCTCAGCATTGCAATTAAAGCGCTAGAAGACCAGGCCAAGCTGTTGCGGTTTGAGATCTCGTGAGCTTGCTCGCCGGCATTGTTGAACCCGGCAAGCTGCTTGGGTTTATGGATGTTGCTACGCAAGAAGACACGGGCGATCTGCTCAACCGCATCCGGGCTGATCTGCACCCTGGCCAGCTTGCGTTTGTAGATGACACTGCAACAGAGATCATTGGCATCTCAGCCGGTTATGGCGCCGGCAAGACACGTGCATTGTGCGCTAAAGCTGTCATGCTTGCAGCCGCTAATCAAGGCTTCATCGGCGCAGTAATGGAGCCGACTGGCCCATTGATCCGTGATATCTGGCAGAACGACTTCGAGCAATTTCTGGAGGCGTATGAGATCCCGTACACCTTCAGGGCAAGCCCGCTGCCGGAATACATGCTGCACCTACCAGGCGGCGACACGAAGATCCTGTGCCGTAGCTTCGAGAACTGGAGCCGCATCATCGGCTTGAACCTTGCATGGGTGCTGGCTGATGAGATCGACACGGTGACGCCAAGCATTGCCAACAAGGCATTTCCTAAGATCCTTGGCCGCTTGCGGTCAGGCAATGTGCGGCAGTTTGGGGCTGCATCCACACCGGAGGGCTTCCGCTGGATGTGGAACACATTCGGCAGCGAGGATGCCAAAGGTCGCAATGACCGCAAGCTGATCAAGATGCGGTCAGCGGATAATCCGCACCTGCCGCCGGACTTTATCGAGCGACTAGAGGCCAACTACGACCCCAACCTGTTGCGGGCCTATTTGGATGGAGAGTTCGTCAACCTCACCACGGGCACCATCTATGACCGCTTCAGCCGTGAGAAGCACGTGGTGGCTGAGCTGCCCGACCTTGACCGCGAGCCCTTGCGTATTGGCGTTGATTTCAACGTTGGCAACATGTCTGCTGTGATCGGCGTCCGCAGCGGCAGCAGCCTGCTAGTGATTGATGAGATTAGCGGCGCCCATGACACCGACGCATTGGCGCAAGAGATCCAAGCGCGTTACCCGCAGCGGCGCATCTACATCTACCCAGATGCCAGCGGCGGCAACCGCAGCACCAACGCAAGCCAAACCGACATCCAAATCCTGGAGTCCTACGGCATGTCAAACCAGTCACCACGGGCAAATCCTCCCGTCCGTGATCGCGTGGCTGCTGTTCAGGCTTTGCTGGAAAACGGCAAGGGTCAAGTCCGGCTCACCATCCACCAGCGCTGCAAGCGGCTGATCGAATGCCTAGAGCTGCAGTGCTACACCGACAAGGGTGACCCAGATAAGGATGCCGGCCATGACCACATGAACGACGCACTGGGCTACCTTGTATGGCGCGAATTCAACCCATTGCACGCAGGTGCTGGCCGCAGCACTGGCATCAGACTATATTGATTCCGCCAACCATTACCCCTACCCATGCTCAAGGGTGCTGAACTACTCGCCAAGGTCAAAGAACTGGGCGATGCGCCTAAGTCCGAACTGGTGCGCGCTTGCGGCTACCTCATCAAGGATCGTCTGGCATTCACGCAGTTTTATGAGGCGCTGCTGGAAGCCAAAGGTGTTGACCTAGGCGGCAAGCCCGCTAGCAAAGGCCGCAAGTTGACCTATAAAGCCAAGGTGCAATTCAACGGCAAGCTGCAGATCGGTGACGGCTACATGCGCGAGATGGGCTATGAACCCGGCGCTGAGTTTGACATCAAGATACGCGGCAACAGCATTACGCTGACTGCTGCTTAAACTGCACCTATGACTGCGGCGCTGTAATGTACACCGGCTTTAACGCATACGACCGGCCAATTGCGCAGCGCCGCGTTACTCGCGTGCAGGATGCCAATACTGCATGGTACGCACAAGAGGCGCATTGGATCCTGATTGAAGATCTGATGCAGGGCACCTATGGGATGCGCCGCAAGCATCGCCGTTACCTGCCGCAGGAACCCCGCGAGCTGGATGAGTCCTACGACAACCGCCTAGCGCGTAGCGTATGCCCGCCGTTCTATCAACGCTTAGAGCGGATGCTGGCCGGCATGTTGACGCGCAAGCCCGTAAGGCTGGATGACACCGCTGATGTGATCCGCGAGCAGCTGTTTGATGTTGACCTCCAAGGCAATGACCTCAACGTCTGGACCTACGAAACCACCCGCAAGATGGTCCGTTATGGCCACGTTGGTGTACTGGTGGATGCACCTGCTGATGGGGGGAGACCCTACTGGGTGAGCTACACACCACGGCAGATCCTTGGCTGGCGTGCTGAGCAGCAGGAAGGCCGGCAGGTGCTAACGCAGCTGCGACTGGCTGAGATGGTCACCGTGCCTGATGGCGAGTTCGGCGAGAAGGCAGTGGAGCAGATCCGCGTACTGACGCCAGGTGAGTTTCAACTTCACCAGAAACAAGACAACGGCGAGTTTGAAATTGTCGACGAAGGCCGCACCAGCCTTAGCGAGATCCCGTTTAGCGTCGCCTATGCGCAACGCCATGGATTCATGGAGTCACGTCCGCCGTTGGAAGATATCGCCGAGCTAAACCTCAAGGCGTATCAGATCCAGAGCGACCTCGACAACCAGCTCCACATCAGCGCTGTGCCGATGCTGGCGTTCTATGGCTTCCCGTCTGCAGCAGAGGAAGTCAGCGCTGGACCCGGTGAAGCCATCGCATTCCCTGCTGATGGTCGAGCTGAATACATCGAGCCTCAAGGACGCAGCTTTGATTACCAGTTCCGCAGGCTTGAGCAGCTTGCACTGCAGATCAACGAGCTAGGGCTATCGGCAGTGCTCGGCCAGAAGCTATCGGCTGAAACTGCTGAGGCAAAGCGCATTGATCGCAGTCAAGGCGACAGCACCATGATGGTGATCGCGCAGAACGTACAGGACATGATCGACAACTGCCTGCAGTTTCATGCGCAGTACATCGGCAATAACACATCACCTGGCAGCAGCTATGTCAACCGCGACTTCCTCGGCACACGCCTTGAGCCGCAGGAGATCCAAGCACTGCTGCAGCTTTACACTGCAGGCACCATCACGCAGGAAACCCTACTGCGTGAGCTTGCCGAGGGCGATGTCTTGGGCGATGACTTTAACGTAGACGAGGAGCTTGAGGCTACAGCCAATGCGGGGCTTGATCTTCAACCTGCTGGATTGGATAACGGATCAACTAGTGGAACTGATGATCTGGATGGAACCGAGGAAACCGAGGAAGCAGGAGCTTGACTATCACGTCAGTGCACTGCCTGAAGAAGTCTTAGCCATCGTGCGAATCACCTGGTACAAAGATGGCAAGGCAGATGAAGTGGATCAAGTCACCTTGATGGAAGACGGACAAAACGGTTATGACGCATTTGCATCATTGGTGAGCACTGCCTTGAAGCAAGGCGCTAATGTCAGCATCCGCAGCGGCTATCAACCCGAAGATCTGGGCATCTATCAATGAGCACACCGGAGTCTCTGTATCGCAACGCAATTGACCTGAACCGCTACAGCAATAGCGTTGCGCGGCGTGTGATCAATGCTTACAACGACATCATTATTGATGCGGTCAATCAGCTGCGCACCATTGATGAGCTGTCCGCGCCAGTCAAGGCAGCACGGCTGCGGGCGATACTTGCGCAGCTCAAAGACTCGCTAGGCACATGGGCAGGCGACGCAACGGAGATCACGGCAACTGAGCTACAGGGCATTGCGCAGTTGCAATCGGAATTTGTAGCCGATCAGTTAGCACGTGCCCTACCAACAGGTGCACGCGATGCAGTGCGTACCGTTGAGATCAGCCCGCAATTTGCGCAGTCGGTTGTCACCACTGATCCGACGCAGATCAACGTGGTGGCGCTGAGCGATGACCTATTTGCCGCAGTGCAAGGTGCACCGGCAACATTCAGTCTCACTGCAGCGCAAGGCGCCACGATCACGCTGCCCAATGGCGAAGTGGTCACCAAAGCATTCCGCGGCATTGCCGTTGATCAGGCTGAGCAGTTCTCGCAAGTCGTGCGGCAAGGGTTGCTGACGGGCGAGCCCACGCCAGCCATCGCCAAGCGGCTGATCGGAAATCTTGAATTTGGCGAGCAGGCCAAGACCGTCAAGCAGTTGGTTGCAGCAGGCGGCCAGGCAACAGCAGTTGCCGACAATCAGATCGTTAGCCTTGTGCGCACCAGCATCAACCAAGTCGCCAATGCAGCTAGTCAGCAGGTGTATGAGGCCAATCAAGACATCACTAAGAAGTATCGTTATGTGGCAACACTGGACACCCGCACCAGCAGCATTTGCCGTGCATTGGATGGCCGCGAGTTTGAATACGGCAAAGGCCCGACACCGCCGCAGCACTTCAACTGCCGATCAACAACGGTCCCGGTAATCGACTACAAAGAGCTGGGCTTTGACCCACCACCACCCAGCAAACGCGCAGCAGCAGGTGGTCAGGTGCCGGCGGATGTGTCTTATGGCGACTGGCTGGCAAACAAACAAAAGGGCGAATCCAACGCAGATCTCTTGGCCCGGCAAGCGAAAGCGCTAGGCGCTCAGAAGGCGAAATACTTTAGAAGGCTTGCCGAAGATCGCGGGCCTGATCAAGCCATCGCCAAGCTAGTCCGCGATGACGGGTCAGAGTTAACCTTAGATCAACTACGCGCTCGGTACGGTGCCGTTAAAGAAGGGTAGCTCTCAGAAGACCATCTCGGCCAACATCAAAGCTGAGATGAAGGCAGGCAAACCGCAGAAGCAGGCCATCGCCATTGCGCTTAGCAAGGCTGGCAAAACACGCAAACCCAAAGGTAAAAAGTGATGGCTAAGAAACCTGGCCTTTACGCCAACATCGCCGCTAAGCGCAATCGCATTGAAGCTGGCAGCAAGGAGCGCATGGCACGCAAGGGTGACCCTGATCGTCCTAGTGCTGCTGACTTCAAGGCTGCTGCTAAGACTGCAAAGAAACCAAAGCGCAAATGAGCATCACCTACCGCGGCGAGCAGTTTGACGGCTACAACAAGCCCAAGCGGACGCCAAAGCATCCGAACAAATCGCACGCGGTGCTCGCCAAGGAAGGCGACAAGGTAAAACTGATCCGCTTCGGGCAGCAGGGAGTTAGCGGCAGTCCATCACGCGAGGGCGAGTCCAAAGCAGCAGCAGCACGCCGTGCATCATTCAAGGCGCGTCATGCCAGCAACATCGCTAAGGGCAAGATGTCTGCTGCGTATTGGGCTGACAAGGAGAAGTGGTAGCCTCTTGGCAATGAATCCAATCCTTTAATTCTGCGACATACCAGCGCAGATCTTGCGCTTTTGCAGCGTGCCAGCCATTGCCATCTTGGCGATATAACCGCTCATGGCGATCGATTGCATTTAGCAGTTCCTTAATCAACGGATTCCAAGGTTCGCGGATTGGTGTATTCCACTCGCGGGCCATTGTCCTGGCTGCTGGTACGATGACAGCGTAATTAAGCCTGCGGCTTATCCATGTCTGATGAACAACAAACCAAAGAGCCTGCGGCTACTGAGGGTGCAACTGCCGACGCACTGCAGCGCAGTGTTGAGGCGCTAGAACGCAAGAATCAAGAACTGATTGCAGAGCTGCGTGCAGCAAAGAAATCCAAGGCGCCAGATGGAGTAAATGTTGATGAACTGCTGGAGTTCAAGCGCAACTACGAGCAGCAGCAGCTCGAATCACAAGGCAAGTACCAAGAAGCCCGGCAGGCTCTGGAGCAGCAGTTCCGTGAGGCGACGGCTCAAAAGGACCAGCGCATCTCAGAACTTGAAGCCCGAGTCCGCGAGCTAGAACTCGTGACGCCGGCAGTCACGGCACTGGCCGAGATCGTGCATGACCCCGACATGGTGCTTAAGACCAAGCTGAAGCCGGAATCCATCGAGCGTGAAGCTGATGGCACTGTCGTCGTGGTTGACGGCTATGAGCGCAAACCCGTCGCCGAGTGGGCCAAGACGCTACCCGCATGGATGCAAAAGCAGCCGAAGCCGCAGGGCAGCGGTGCACCAACTAGCGGCAGCAGTGGCGCCATCCCATCTGGCATGAGCAATCCATTCAGCCGCGAAACCTTTAACTTGACCGAGCAATCACGCCTGTTCCGTACAGACCGTGATCTTTATGAGCGCATGAAGGCAGCAGCTAACCGTTAGTATTTCAGTGTCTGCTCGTGATGGCTGCGCCGCATTGAGCCTAGGGCTGCGCCCACACCCGTAAACATCCCAGGTGATTCATCATGGCGACTCTTCGCTCTGACATCATCATCCCCGAGATTTTTACTCCGTACGTTATTGAGCAAACCACTCAGCGCGATGCCTTCTTGGCTAGCGGCGTGGTGCAGCCCATGGCGGAGTTGAACGCTACCGAGGGTGGTGATTTTATCAACGTCCCCTTCTGGAAAGCCAATCTTTCCGGTGACTTCGAGGTGCTGACCGATAGCTCCTCCCTGACCCCCGGCAAAATCACCGCTGACAAGCAAGTCGGCGTGATCCTGCACCGTGGCCGCGCCTTTGAGGCTCGTGACCTTGCAGCCCTTGCTGCTGGTTCTGACCCGATGGCCGCTATCGGCGCCAAGATCGCTGATTACATCGCTAACCAGCGCCAAAAGGATCTGCTGTCCTGCCTAAGCGGTGTGTTCGGCACACTCGGCACCACCTCCAGCTCTGCTGCTTTCTTTGGCCTGACCATCGACGGCGAATCGGGTGATACCCCTACCACCCTGTCGCCTCGTCACGTTGCTGAAGCCCGCAGCCTGCTGGGTGATCAAGGTGACAAGCTCGCTGCCGTTGCAATGCACAGCAAGGTCTATTACGACCTGGTTGAGCGCAAGGCTATCGATTATGTGACCGAGACCGACGCCCGTCTGACCTCTTCGGTGACTGATTTCGTTGGTGGCAGCATTGCTGGTGCCTATGGCAATCCCACTGTTCCTACCTACATGGGTCTGCGTGTGATCGTGTCTGACGACGTGCAAACCGAAGGCAGCGGCTCTTCGACCGAGTATGCCACCTACTTCTTCACTCAAGGCGCTGTCGCCAGCGGTGAGCAGATGGCAATGCAGACCGAAACCGATCGTGACATCCTCGCCAAGAGCGATGCCATGTCGATTGACCTGCACTACTGCTATCACCCGGTCGGCGCTAAGTGGGGAGTGACCACCACCAACCCGACTCGCGCTCAACTGGAGACCGTGAGCAACTGGTCGAAGGTGTACGAGCTGAAGAACCTCGGCATCGTGCGTGCCACCAACACCTCCAACTTCGATTGAGGTAACTAACCATGGCACAACCTTCCCAGTTTGAACTGTCCACCGAGCAGTATCTCGAAGCCACTTTTTACGGCGCATCCTCTATTGCAGACGTGCAATTTTGGACTGCTCCCGTTAAGTGTCAAGTGGTTGCAGTGCGTGAAGTTCACGCCACTGCTGGCACCGATGCTGGCGCTGTAACCGGCACCGTTCGTCGTTGCCAAGGCACTGAGGCCGCCACTGCTGGTGACGACCTTCTGAGCACCACCATCAACTTCAAGGGGACTGCTCTTACCGAGCAAACCCCTGCTCTGACCACTACCAACGGCGACCTCACTCTTGAGGCTGGCAACCGCCTGTCTCTTGATGTGACTGGCACCACCACCGCTCTGGCCGGTGTGATCCTGACCGTGCTGCTTAAGCGCGTCTGATGGGCATGTTCGCCTTTCGGCGACTGCGTGAACTGGAGGCTGCTGCTAACGCAGTGGCCTCTTTTCCTATTGCAGAGCCTGAACCTAAACTAGAAACACAGGAGCCACCGAACGATGGCAGTCGTAATCGTAGCCACCGTCGGGTCGGCAAGCGCAAACTCGTATCTGACGCTGGCAGCAGCGCAGGAGATCATTGATGGCTTTGTGCAGGATGCTGATGTAACTGCATGGGCATCAGCGACCACAGACCAGAAGAATCGGGCATTGTTTACCGCTACCCAGCGATTGGACCGTGAACGGTTTCTAGGCGCTCGCGCAACTGACACGCAGGCATTGCAGTGGCCGCGTACTGGCGTGCGCAAGCCTGACACCTACATCAATACCTACGCTGTCGGGTTTCCGTTTCGCATCACAACGGATTACTACACCGAGACTGAGATCCCGCAGCAGGTGCAATATGCGCAAGTGGTGTTGGCGGTCTATCTGCATAACAATCCAGACGGCATTGGCCTGAGCGGATTGGAGGATTACAAGAACGTCAAGATCGGCAGTATCGACGTGACGCCTAATCTTGGCTATGGCGCAGTGGGCGCTGACAAGATCCCGCCGATCGTGGAGCGATATCTAACCGGGCTTAGAATTAGCGGACCAGGCAACTTTGCCATCCGCAGATCATGAGCTACGCATACCCCGGCGCTGAGTTTATCGACGACACCGCAGCGCACGCCGGACGCTTCGGCAAGATCGTTGCGCTTGAGGATTCTGTGATTGCCAGCCTGACCGCGCAAGACTGGACCGGCAACACGCTGAGCGCTATCCCCTTCAAGGCCAGCACTGAAATCGAGGGTGTGTTTACCAGCATCACCCTGACCAGCGGCACTGTCATCGCTTACAGGCTCTGATGGCTTACGTTCTTCCTGGTGGTGGTGATGCGGTTAGCCGCGACGGGCTGGAGATCCCGACGCATGACTACATCGTCAACACCTACGATGGCGCCAATAACCTATTGACCGCAACGTATAAGCGCGGTGGTGCTAGCGGCAGAACCGTGGCAACGCTGACGATGACCTACGACGGCAACAATAATCTGATGACCGTGACACGGAGTTGAGTAATGGCTTTTAAGCTCAACCCGTTCACGAGCAATCTCGATACAGTCCGCAATCAAATGCTGTGGGGGTCGTTCTACGACACAACACAACAAATTGCTGCAGCAGCAAATACGGCATACTCGGTTGGCATTAACTCAACAGATCCAGACAGCCAAGGCATCAGCATTGCCAGTGGATCGCGCGTTACATTTTCCCGTGCTGGTGTTTACAGCATTACCTATTCGGTCCAATTTGTAAATACCAGCACATCGATTCACGATGTCAATATTTGGGTGCGCAAAAACGACAGCGGCACTAGCGGTGACGTACCAGCATCGGATAGCAGGTTCAGCATTATATCCAGTCATGGCGGCGTTGACGGTCATGTCATCGGCTGCGTGAATTACGTCCTAAAGCTTGCTGCTAGCGATTACTTGGAATTGATCTGGTCAACAACCAACGTTGCGGCCAGCATTCAATCCTTGC